TCAGCGGAAGGAGGGACAGGGGATTGTCCCTTCTGTCCCTCCTTGCGGTTAATTTGGAAGCCAAATAATTGACTCATTATTATTCAATTCGGAATGCTTCTATTATTTATGGGATAGAAATTCCGCTCCTTCCAGCACTTGTATCGCTATCACCTCCAACTGTCCAATATGAATATTGGAATTCAACTGTAAATTCTTCAATTTGATCATTACTGTCATATGCAAGATCAATTGCAGAAGCACTTGTTGGGAATGCATACCACAACTTATATGATCTCAATTCGCTACCATTAGTTTGGTCATCTTTTTCAAGTTGTCTAATAACCACTGAGCGTCCATATAAAGTTGGATCAATAAGACTAGCAGTATTTGTTTGATGAGTATTGATTTTGTTTAACCATGATTCAAAATATGCACGAACTTTCATGTCTTTATCATTAATGAAAGTTGCAGACCAGTTATCAAATGTTCTGTCTCCTGCAATTTTTACCGTCCTTCCACGGAAGGGAACTTCAATAGTGCCTATATTAGATGCAGGAAGAGCAGCAGATTTGCACATGAATGTAACAATTTCCTGATCCGCATTTACTTCACCTGGAAATGTAATGTCCACCTGGAACATGTTGGGTCTGACACCCTGTTTTACTTGTTGAAGAAACCCCGATACGTTACTAGTGATTGCCATTGGTTTAAATTACTCCTTTTTTATCTTTGACTAAGATTAGCGTCCAACAACTTCGCTGAACGAAACTCCAGTTCTAGTAGCAGTAAATGTTACTGTTATATAGTTAATGGAGCGAACAGGTTTAATAAAAAGTTCAGCAACAAATTCGTTGCGATCAATTACATCTGCTGTGTTATTAGTGCTATCACAAACAACTAAGAAATCAGTAATTCCTTGTGTTGCTACAATATCATTCAAATAAGAATTGATAGTTGATGTGAACGAGGAACGGGTAATTTCGTCATTAATTTCAAATAGAACTCCTTTAGCAAGATTTGATACTCTCTTTTCAATATTTAAGAAGAGGCGACGAACATTAATTCTATCAAACGCCGAAGGGGAAGCAAGTGCAGTTTTATCTCCAAATAGAACTACACCACTTCCTGGGAAACTTACGATAGGGTTAATTCTATTTTGATAGAGTTCGTCTCTATCTGATTTAGTTGGAGTATATGCAAGTTTTACAACATTACGGATACCACCACGATTTAATCCAGCAGGTGAAATCCAATCTGCATTGGTTGATGATGTGTTGACACATAGACCAGCAATATCACCATTACATGCTACATAACGATACTGATCAGTAAAACGATCATACATGTACTTATAACCACTATCCAAAACAGCATATGAAGTTGAAGTAATATTATTAAAAAAGTTTAAAAGATTTGTTCTTTGCTGTACTGCTGATAAAGCAGATCCACTAGTTCCAATTAAATTTCCTTTATGTGGTGATACAAAAGCAATACAATCTTTTCTTGCAGCGGCAATTGCTACTACTTTTTGAGCTTTTGATAGTGTATCCACTTCTGAACCCATTGATCCACCCATTAATACAAAATCAATTTCGACTTCTTCTGTATCAAGGAAGAAATCGTATGCAGCATTTACTTCACCAGGAGTATATGCGTAGTCATCAGCACCACCACTAAAAGTTTGACTGTTGTTGGCAATAAGTAGGAATTTAGCACCAGCGGTTAAAGTTTGGGAACTAACCCCAAGTGCAACTCCCCCACCAGCAGAAACTGGTTGTATTGTATCTGGTAAATCAGCACCATGAAAAATAAACTCAGATTGTAAATTAACAATCGCTTTATAGTAAATTGCTGATCCTTCTGCACTCTTTGCATCGCTCAATTTAGAAAGATAAGTAAATCGTTCAAGGATTGTATTTACGGATCCAGAAATTTCTCCAGTTACATCAATAACTGCAAGGTGGATTTCGTCATATGAAATTCCTCTTTGTGCTGCAAAAGAAGATGTTCCGGGACGAGGACCAATTGATGATAGAGTTATCCCATCTGCAATATTAGTATTTGTATACCAATCTTTTACATTGGTAATATTAATATTAGCACTACTTACAGTATTGATTGTGATAGTCAAAGGAGCGGTAGCACCAGTTCCTAAACTTGATGCCGGGCATGTAACAACATTATTTGCTTTATATCCTACGCCTGCAGCGGTAATAGTGACACTAGTAACTTGTCCAGTTGCATTAATTGTAACTGTTAATCTTAAACCAGAACCATCACCACCAGTTGGATCTACAATATGAATTCCATTTTGTGTTCCAACACCGTTGTATGCACTAGGAGTTACTGCAGTAACTTGACCGTCTCCTGGTTCATCAAAAATATCAGAAGTTGTAATCAATGTTGTTGGATTATCTAGGATAACAGCAAGTTCTTTTTTGGTAGTATCCCAAGTAAAGATTCTCCCTTGTTTTCCACTAACAGTTTTGAATGTTGTATTAGCAGCAGTTACTGCTGGTGCAGATGCTAAAGTTAAAATTTGATCCGCACCACGATCAACTGCAACTACTTTTAATGAATTGCCCCAGGTTCCGGCAGTTCTTGCTGCATATACTTCAGAAGAACCAACACCAGATTGATATTCTAAGTCATTTTTAATTAAAACTCCAGTTCCAGATTTGGTTGCATTTTTCACTCCTGTTGCTGCACGTACTATAGCAAGTCTGCCGCCATACCCTAAAAATTCTGATGCAACTAACCAATCTTCGGCATTTGCATCTTTTGGTGTACCAAAAATTGATACTAATTCTTTTTGACTGGAAACTAAATTAACCTCGTTAATAGGTCCTTTTTGGAAAGACGAAGCAAATGCAGCAGTAAGAGCAGAATCTCCTACAATAACAGCATTAGTTAGGTCGCGTTCCCTGAGAACAACACCAGGCGAGACTTGACTTGCCATTTTTTTACCCCTTAGATATCAAATTTATCTAAATCTATTTAGAAATTTGTTATGCTCTAAGGGGAAAACAATGCATGAACATATTACCAGTCGGGATAGTTAATTTTGGAAGACTCTTGATCTCCTTTCCTAGATTTAATTACTCTGTTTATAGCACACTGTTTGCATTCGTATGAGTAAGAAGATGGTAGAGACCTTTTATTTTTTCTTATTAAATAAAAATCTGAAACTAAATCTTTTGTTTCACCACATACTCTGCATTTCCTTTCATTAAATAGCAGATGCTCCAGAGAAAATTGATCTTCTATATCCATCAGTAGTTCCACATGTATGATACTTCTTCTTGAGTATTACCATATTCCCAGAGGGTTCCGTCTGCATCAACAAAGGTGTCATCACCCAGACCGTCATCAATAAACCCAAAAGGAGCCATGTCTTGCTCAATTTGATTTCTTTGTTCTTCATAAATTCTTCTTCTTACATCTTGGTCAGTCATTTCTTTGAAGTATTCTTGCATTACTAACCAAGAGAATAATACAAGGCACATTACCAAGTCATCATGATATCCTTCGTCGGCTTCCCATGCTTGTTTGCGTTGAATGAAAGTAGTAAGTTCTTGTAGAATTTCAAAATCTTGAAATATTAATTTATCTTCCTCAATAATTGCTTTGAGGTTAGCACAACCAAGTTTCTTAACAGTCACACTCATCTTGACACCGAGTTGAGTTTTGGTTCCTGAAAATCCTTGTCCAACAATTTGTCCTGCTCTACCGCGCATTGCACACATGAGAACATTGGGATATTCTAAATCATAGTTGAGAGTAGCAGCAATACTATCTCCAATATCATTTACTTCTACTAAAATGTGTGGCGTATAATATTCTTTTGCTACTTGAAAAATTATAGACGGAAACAATATAGGTTTAATCTCATTATTTCTATACTTTGCAACGATTTTATACGGCATCGTGGTGATATCAAACACGACAAAAGCAGAGTAGTCGCCACCGATACCTCTGGCAACATCAACAGTAATAATATATTCGTGATTTTCTTCTGCTCTCTGATAAATGTCAAGTCCTGCATTGGATGTAATTGGGTCTGAAAATGGTATGTTTTGAAGCTTCGCTGGATTGATAAGTGTATCCGCAGATCCAAGAAAGTCACATTCAAATTCTTGTGCAAATTGTCTTTTAGAAGTATTCTTGAGTGTCTCTTCTTTCCACTTGGCATCTCTACCAGGGACTTGTGACCAATGAACTTCGTTAGTGACATATCCATTCTTTCCACGCTTAGCATCTTCCCACATTTTGTAGAAGTGGTTCATACCGTTAGGCGTTGAAATGATCATTACTTTCGTGCTTTTACCAGAAGTAATAGTAGGATAAACAGAGGCAAAGAATTGTTCAGCAACATGATTTGGGACGAACGCGAACTCGTCAAGAAAGAGGATGTTAAAAGACATACCTCGGACAGCAGACGCAGACGTAGAAGCAGCCAGAATTTTTGATCCATTTTCTAACTCTACATTACCCTTATTCCATACCAATACGCCATGTTGCATCCACTTAGGTAAATTTTCATAAGCAAGTTGAAGTCTACCTAGGAGCTCCCTTGCGGTGGAAGCTTTATTAGCCAGAATACCAATATTAACGCTATCAAAGAATATTGCATAATAAAGCAAGTAAGCAACAACCGTAGTGGACTTTCCTGTTTGCCTTGGGAGTTTTGCGATGTTAAATCTGTTTTCATGGAAGTCTTGCAAAATCTTCTTCTGAAAATCATACATCTGGAATGGTACTAAACCTTCGTCTAGTGAGATAATCTTAATATAATTTTCAGCAAAATAAACTGGATCATTTTTACACTTGACCCATTCTTGAATTTGTTTTTTTGTAAATGATATTTGGGTTCCTGCCTTCTTTAGATTAGGATTGCCCAAATAAACTTCACTTGAAGACACAATAAAACTCAGTCGCTATCTAATATTTATAGGGTAATCTTCTTCCAATCCTTTCAATCTTTTTGCCCATGTTATTCCACTTGTAGAACCTTTACATGGATTTATACAAGTCTCATCATCAATAGTATTACAAACCAACCCAGCAAGATCGTGTGGATCTCCTTCCTTACCTGTACCAGACCAATAATGCTGTTCATTAATCCATATAGCACCACATTTAGGACAAGTCTTTGTGTTCATTATTGTACTCCTTAAATAAATTTTGAAATTGAGTTGCATCCCTCGCCAGTTGCCTTTTGAGTTTCCAACCCATCCATTTCATCTTACCCCTAATAAACGCATATCGCACTTGGAGGTCAGCATAAACAAAAAGATTCATCGTTTCTTCAAATCCAGCGTATGCCACTAGAATTCCTAAGAACACAACAATGAAATAAAAACCGTACATATGGTATCTCTCTGTTACAGTTATTATAAGATATGTAGGAAAAAAAAGTGTAACAAAAAGTAACTTTATAATAAGTATGTCTTAACGCACATATAAGTCAAACTGTTTTTCTTTTACTCAGAAGAGACCAAAAATCTTTTTGTTTTGTACCACCGTCATATTTCCAGGCGTATCCTTCGCTGATCATTTTATTATTGACTGATATTTCTTCGCCGTTAATATACAGGTGTCCGATGATACGACCATACTTCTCTGTACTATCTGGAAGTTCGGTCTTGATAAGAATATTCTTAGCACCTTCTAGATGCTTCTTCAACCATTCTTTTGATTCAAGTCCGAGTTTCTTTTCGTATTCGTCTTTTGTTCTGCTCTCAGGCGTGTCAATGCCCGCAAGGCGAATTCGCTTATTGAGAGAGATATCAAAACCGAGATCAATGTCAGCATCAATAGTGTCGCCATCTACTACCTTTGCAATTGAACGAATTCTGTAAATATACGGATCTTTAGTGTCCGCCATCTTTCATTTCCTCGTGTGCCATTCTTAGTATGTAGTAAATGACATACAGAGTA